GAATGTTATCTACAACATTCCAATAGTCATAACTATCACAAACACAAGAGAATGAAGTATTCGGATAAAGTTCTGTCAATGCTCTCTTGATGAATACACGTTCACGATACGGGTCAATGTCCTTATATTCATATGTTTCATCAGGATTCGCTGCAATATCAAATGCGCTATTTGAACACATTACAAAATGTTCAGTAGAAACAGCTCCAAATCCTACTTCTTCTTCCAATATATTACAATTGTACATACTCTCAAGATAAGGAATAACTGGCACAGTTGCTGTGTTTACAAATGACAAACACCATGCAGAGCCAGCCTTTAATGCAGCATCAACACCTTGGTCGCCACGAAAATCGAAATTTCCAAGTGCTCTACGCCTTGGCATTGTATCTTCGCAAGTCTCTTCATAATACTTATTTACAGTCTCACGGTAAGAATGACCAACAGTTGCGCAGACCATAGGATACCAAAGTTCAGCAGAAATCAATGATTCAAGTGCTTGCCCAAGCCATGCAAAATCAGGATGCGTATTTGTCACACCAAAAATAGGGCAATGCATAGGTACAAGTACACCTTCAGGAAGTGCTACAATTTCAATCGGCAAGTATCCCAATTTATGCAATTTTTCTATTTTTTTAAAGTCACAAACATCTTTTCCAAGAGTTTTTTCAATGTAGTTTTTATATTCATTTACGACAGCGGTCCTATCTTTATTAAAAAAATTCTTGTTAAAATAGTCAATAAGCCATGTTTTAATGAATGCTTGTAGTCCAAAATTAACAACATGCGTCCATCTATTTATACGGCTCATACGAGGCGTAAAATATGAAACACTCTTTGTCATTCCCTTAGGAATCATCTCACTATGGACAGCTTTATAGAAGTCCTTGAGTAACATTGCATTGCAGTTATACATATTTCTAAATTTTTAAGTTTATTCAAATATACAAATTATTTTTAAATTAAGCAAATCAATCCCACCAATACTGTTCAAAATAGAATCTAAGTTTATGATACAAGTACTGGGCTTTCAGCAAATAAAGTTCGTGAGGATAACGTTCCGCATAAAAATCCATAACTTCTTCATCTTTGACAAACCTTTTTGCGTTTTTTAAATTAACTTTCACATCGCAAACATATCCTCCCTTTGTCCAATCAAAATGAAAACAGTCATATTCTTCATTTACTATTTTAAGAAGTTTAATAGCCAAATCCATTTGTCTGACATATTTTTCATTGTCAGCAGAAATGCCTTTTTCTTTAAAAGCGTCTCTCATTTCAATCAGTTTTGCAAGCTCTATATTATATAGGTATCCGTAGTCGAACCAATTGCCATTTATTGCTTCGTCAACAACCTTATATTTTAATTTGTTAGAAAAAGCGATTTTAAAGAGTTTAAATACATTTTTAATAAAGTGCCCAACTCTTTTAAAAAAGTCTCTTATGTTCAATAAAAACGTGTTCATTTCTTATTTTTTTATCATTATACACATTTTTTTGAAAAAACACAAAAAATTTTATTTTTCAGCACTAGTGCTAATGAAAAAGCTATTTCTTTATATATTTTTATAGCTTAATTTTGATTTTAATTTTAAATAAAGCTTGTCATGAGCACTAGTGCTCAATCAAATACAAACAACTTTTTTTTGAAAAATTTGGTTTTTATTTCAAAAACTTGTATATTAAAGAAAAAATCATTTTATTATGAGCAAAAAGAAGATTTTAATTATCATTGACACCCAGAACGATTTTATTGATGGTTCATTAAGGAATGAGGATGCAATTAAAGCCGTTCCTAACATTGTAAAGAAAATTAATGACTTTGATGGCGATTACATTCTTGTAACAATGGACACACACGATGAAAATTACCTTAACACTAATGAAGGCAAAATGCTTCCTGTGGAACATTGTATTAAAGAAACAAGAGGATGGCAAATTAATCCTGATATCAAAGACGCACTTATTTATGCCGATGTTTACAAGAACCAAAATGTAATGTATTTTTATAAACCAACGTTTGGTTCTACTTCAATGGCTGAATTTCTTGAACTCGATGAAGCGTTTGAAGGTGAACTTGAAATTGAATATGTAGGATTCTGCACAGATATATGTGTTATTAGCAATGTGCTAATGGAAAAGGCTATTTTATATGATAGGGCATCCATTACAGTTGATGCTTCTTGCTGTGCAGGTGTAACTCCTGAGAAACATAAGGCTGCATTGGAAACAATGAAATCATGCCAAATTAACGTGATAAATGAATAAGATAAAGAGAATATTAAATCTATCAGTTGATGATAACCAAAAATGGATTCTAATATTCTCTTTTATTACTTGTTTGATACTAGCATTTACATCACCAATTATTCATCAAACGTTATATGTTTTACTTCCTACAAGATGGTTTGCATTTTCTTCGCTTATAGGCTCAATAAGTGGATTACTTGTTGGAATAATATGGAAAGGAAATATTAGAAAATTTGCAATAAATAATTTTTTAATAATAACAATATCTGAATGCCTGATATGTTTTGGTGTTGGAATATATATGGCATTTTTTGGGGGTAATATATGGGTATATGCAATAACACAATTAATATATGTCAACCTAATATCAAGATTTGTATGTAAGGCACAAATGTATTTCAAGTCAAAACTATGGAATGACAAAAAGCGTGAAATATATGACAATAACGATTCTATTGTTATGTATTTATCGGCAATAATTGGATATATTGTGGCGATAATTTATGTACCGTCATTTACGCTTTCAATGTTTTTGTTTGGCTTCTGTTGCCTTATAGACGATACAGGATGGATAATTGTTTTTATAAAGAATAAACAGGCATTAAATGAAAAATTATGAATAAAATAAAAACAATGATTGAACTTCTTTCTTATAAGAATACGCTTAATAAAGAAATTACAGAACTTCAATCAAAGATTAAACCAATACAAGAAAACATAAATTCGCTAAATGACCAAATTTTTATATCACAAAAGCTTTACGGATTTTTGTGCAAAAAGATAATGGACACATATAGTGAAAAAGAATTAGAAGAAATTGGAGAATATAGGAAACGGCTTCATCCAAATCCTTATGTTCCGACAGAAACGTCATATGTAAGTTCAAAGATTTTTGACCCGTTTAATGATTCATGGTACATATATGACTATGAACAGGAAGGAGACAACATACGATTTTTGATTTCTTGTCGTAAAAACGAAGGAAGTATTAGCGGACTGATGACATTTTTAGACACGCATTCTACCGCTTGGATAAAAATAAGCGAGTTAGAAATGTTTAATGATGAATTATAATGAGAGGAAGAATGAAGACAAGCGTAAAGAGCATGTTGTAACTGAATTTTTAGAAAAGAATCTATATTCTCGTTTCCCTGATTATTCGCATAATGAAAATGCCGAAACTCAAAAACTTGGAGTTGATTGCGAGTTTACTGGACGAAAATTTCATTATGTAGCAGACGAAAAAGCCGCAACAAGGAAAAACTACATAAATGCAGGAACGAAATATGAAGGCGAAACAATGGAAAGAAAAAGATTAGACACATTTTGCCTTGAATTGTCAATGAGAGCAAAAAAATATGGTAAATGGGAAAGACACGATGGTTGGTGGCTGAATGACAAAGTTGTCAATAATTCTTTGGTACTTATTTGGATTGATAGAACCAAAAGCGGTGATATTGAAAACGTTGACGATATTTTAGAAGCTGAGGTTATTGTTGTTAGAAAAGACAATATAGAAAACTACCTTATATCACTTGGATGGACAAGAGAACGGCTAATAGAACAGGTTAATGAAATAATAGACAATTTTGATAAATGGAACGGAACAAAAACAATAGATGGCCTTAAATTCAACGTTGCAGCGTGGCTAAAAGGCGCTGAAGCACCAATTAACATATTGATACCAAGAGAAATATATAGAAGATTGAGTGACTATAATAACGTATTTAAATTAGGATAAAATGCTACTTACGATTTTAATTATTACTGACATTGTTACAACATGTGGATTTATTGCATTCCTTTATTTCAAGGGAAAAGATAGGTATGTTCCAAAAATTACCGATGAAGAATATGAAGAATTTTTAAAGTGGTATAAAAACAAGAAAAAATGAAAGGTATAGTATTAGCAGGTGGTTCAGGCTCACGTCTTTATCCAATAACAAAAGGCGTATCAAAACAGTTATTGCCAATTTATGACAAGCCAATGATATATTACCCAATATCAATATTAATGTTAGCTGATATTCGTGATATATTGATAATAACAACACCAGAAGATAACGAATCATTTAAAAGGCTACTTGGTGATGGAAGTCAATTTGGCGTTAATCTTCAATATGCAGTACAAGAAAAGCCAGAAGGATTGGCGCAAGCGTTTCTTATTGGTGAAGAATTTCTTGATGGTTCTTCATCATGCTTAATCCTTGGAGATAACATTTTCCA